AAGCCAGGAGATAACCTTGCAGGCTGCTACCCTCAAGGAAGCGAAGAATCTTGCACTCCGGGCGAATGAGGTCAGCTATGATCTGCGAATATGTCCCCAAGGTGGGGGAAGTGTCAGAGTAGAGCGCCGCGTGAAGCGAGATAGGGTTGGGGGCCTGGGGAAATTCCCGGCCGGCATTGCGGAAAGCATCTTTTTCCGGCTTCCGGCCCGGGCTCACGTCTGTCAACCACTTGATCTCGGTTTTCCAAGAGTAGCGCAGTTCCAGGCAATACCGATACATATCTTTAATACTGGTGGCTTCCCGTTCGGCCACAACCCACAAGCGCGGGGGGGTATCAGGGATAGGCCCCGTCACCACCTCTTCCGCCAGGACTACCAGGAAGCCCGGTTTAGGCAGGGCGGGCCAGGCCAGCCCCCCGATCAGCCGCCGGTAATGGCGCTGGTTGGCCTCATCCGCATAGATGATCTCTTGCCGAATGTTGAAAATCGGCTTGATCTTGGTCTCCATCAATCTTGATCCTCCGTTTGGCCAGGGTACATAAACCCGTATAAAATATTGACCTGCCTTACCGCCTCAATGTGGTCCGCATGGCCCCGCTTTTGGAAAGCCTCGGTCCCCACGAGAGCCCCTATTTGGGTCCTGAGGGCGTCGATACTACTGTCCTTGTCGAAGCTCGACAGAAGTGGATATTTTTTTTTGTCCATTTTTACTCATCCTCCGTGCCCGGTGCCATCAAGCCGTAGAGGTCGTTGACCCTCTTGACCGTGGCTGCGTGGTCTACGTGCCTCTGCTGTTGATACGCCTGGGTCCCCATCAACTGATCAATCTCCGCCCTGTAGGTCCGGAGGCTATGATCCTTATCGTAGGTCATTGGTAAAGGTTTCTTGTTCATGGTCTCCTCCGTGGGCTCGGGCTCGTGCCTGACCCTGGGGACATTAATTTTTCTGGGTTTTGACGTTGTCCAGAACCTGTGCATCGTCTACCTCCGGTTTTTCCCTGGTCACAGGGGGGGGGTTTTCCCCGCAGGGCTCGGCTTTGGGCTCGGGCTCGGGCGAGGCCATTTGCCCGGGTCTGGGCGGGGGGCGCCTTAAAAAGGTCCAGGTGGGGTCCATTTCTTTTCTCCTCAGGTTTTTTCGGTGCTTGTGCCTCTTTTTCACAAACTGCCTCTGGTGAAGGCACTTTGTGAAGTAGTTAAAAGGGGTGAACCTGCCGTTGCCGCAGCGTTTGCAGCGTCTCATAGGACCCAATGTTAAACCCCGGCCCTATATGGAAATGCCGACCTACCCGGTCCATCATGGAACCTTCCACCATATGGTCACCGGTCACCGGGTGGTTCCAGCCCGGGTTGCACTTCCAGGACCAGTCCCTGAGGTATTCCAGGGCGCCATCGGCGCCATCAGTATTCGGGTTGCCCCGCATGCCCGGCCAACACTCGTCCCCCAGCTGCATTAAGAGGGCGTGCACCTCTTCCTCAAGGGTGGCTATCTGGCCATTCCGCTCTTTCTCGGACAGGGGTTGGGGTAACCGGCCCACTATCTCCCCTACCGTGGGTGACTGCATCAGGGCGGCAAGCACGACCGGCATAAGCATTTCCCCGGTAATGGCGTCGATTTCCCGTGCCTGATACTGTTTCAGGATCAACGTTAGCTTCATGACGGCGTCGCCTCTCAGGTGCTTGTCGATCTCACGCCGCACCTCTTCCTGGCTACGGGGAAGAGCCCGAAGGCCGTCAATCTGGGCCTGGTGGCCCTTGATTTCCTCAACGAGAACTTCTTCCTTAAGAAGCCATTGGCACGGCTCCGGTAACTCTGCCATTTCACCCGCGCTGATCTGAATGGTCATGACTTTTTATCTCCTTAGGCTTAATTTCTGTCATGGCACGAATCGTGCCACTTTGGTTTTGGTTACCGGCAAATTCGCCGCAAGCCGCTTCGGCCTTCCTCTTGCTGACAAAAGCCGGGTGGCGCCGGCACAGTTGCCGGTCTGCAATGAAAAACTCGCATCCGCCACAGATCAGGGGTTTAAGGCTGTCCATTTTTTTTTCTCCTTCATAATTTTGTGGTTAGGACAGGTCGCACCCGGCAAACAAAGAAGCCGCCCCAAACTGCCGAGCCATCACCTCATAGTTAAACGCGTGTCTAAAGTGGTCCGTGCCCAGGCGCACATACACATACCGCTTGCTCCCGGTTTCCTCATCTTCCTCAAGTTTCTTGGCCACGTTGTGAAGCTGCTGGGCAAACTGCCGGGTGATTTCACACTCCCGGGGGAGAATGATCTGGCCCTGCATCACTTCGTTGTGGCTGGCGTCCAGGCTCTCCGTGCGGTTACAGGAGACGGTCAGGTCCCGCTCGTTCCAGGCATAGCGGCCCTTCTGGTGCTCGTTGTAGTAATTCAGAAAAACCTTGCCCCGGTGCCTCTCGGCAAAGGCTCGGGCGTTCCTGGTCTCGGGCAGGGCGTCCACCACGCACCGGGCGACGTGGAAGCCTGTCATCAGCCGGTCCAAGTCCTCCCAGTCCTTATAAATCCCCAGGTGAATGACCTGGCCAGCCTTGTCCCAATGGCGCTTACTGATCACCACGTGCAGGTCCTTGCCCTGATCCACTCCCATGCTGCAGGGGCCCGGGCTGCTGCTGGCGATTCCCTCATTTCCGCACAGCCCCAGGACCTCTTCTACACTGAGGCGATTCTCGGCCTCCACGTAGGCCACGCCGATCTTGAGGTTGAAGAAGTCCTGCAAATTGTTTGTGGTCCGGTACTGGTGGAGAATGTCGCCGGGGTCCACGTAATGAGAAAAAAGCTGGGAGTAGTGATAGCCCCTCCTCTCAGTCACGGCCGGCCGCCTGGCCACCCATTCCCCCACGCTGGGGTTAAGCTCTCCCTGGCACCGCTCACAGGCCCTTATAACCCTGCCCTGCACTTCCTTTAGGCACTCGGGGAAGGTTTCCTCTAAACAGGTATAGTGCCCACAGGAGGGGCATTTAAGAAGCCAGTATCTCTGATCCGTTTCCTGGAAAGCCTTATCAATGCCATAGTCCGGGATCGTGGGATTACTCAGCATGAGCACTTCCTTAAATTCGCTGTGGCTCATGCGCTCCATGGCCATGTCCACCCCCCGTTGCGGCGCCTCATCCAATTCGTCGAAGACCACCAGATCCACGGGGATAGATTTCAGACCGATACGGCTTTGCATCCCCCGGAGATAGAGGAAGGTGTTGCAAATGCGCTTGATCCCGGCTGCATCCGTGTCTTTAACCCACTCCCCCAGGCTATCCGGGTTGTCGTCAATGAGGGGGGTGATCCTGGATTTGGAAAAATCTATGACATCATTCCGGCTGGGGAACAGATACAAAATCCCCCGGAAGTTCCTGAATCTCGCCCGGTAAAAAGACTTCAAAATTGCTTTAGTAGTTAGGCCAAGCTGGGCTGCCTTGACTTCCACCACAAACGGATGATCGTCTTGATATGGCTCCCGTAGATACTCATGCCGCTCAAAGGTAAAGGGCCGCCCGTCAAGGATGATAGGCGTTTTCTCGGCCCACTCCCCGATGCTCATTCCTTCCGTCTCAGCCGGCGCCTCGGAATCAATGGAATTTAAAAATTGATTCCATTTGTCGCTCACTTTTAAAGCGACGGATGATCTCGGCTCTGATCTCTGGGCTTGCATCGCTCATAATCTCCAAGACCTGCTTACGAAAGTGCATCTCGGCTTGATAGTTCAAAAATGCCTCTGCCAAATCCAGTTGAAGTTTTATCTGGCCGCGGATTTCCTTCATGGCTTTCAGGGCCAGCACAGCTTCGGCCTGGTCAATCTTTTCCCCGGAGACGCACCCCTCAAGCTTTTTTAAAATTGCCCGGGCCTGCTTGTTAATTTGAAGGATTTGCTCAATCGGGGTGAAGTCTTGACTCCCGCGCTCTAACTGCCTTTCCGCCACCACCTCTAAAGACATTTCAATGCCCATTGCCTTCAACCGTTGCGACACCGCCCCCTTTGTGAGCCCGACTCTCCGGGCTATCTCAGTAACCCCCAATCCGGTTTCGGCCATTTCTTTCAGTTGAGCATTAGTGCATTTCGCTTTAGACATATCCCCAGCCCTGTTTAATTTTGTTTAGATAGGGGTGCCTG